TCTACAGTATATTTGCCGCTTGAATAATTACCTGACGCAGAATCTACAAGCCCTGCCCAAACATGCGATCCGGATCTTTCGTTAACAAATTGATTTCGCATAAGGCCCCATAAAAAATTGGGGAAATCAGCGCCAACAGACATGGTTTTTTCTAACTGTATATCTAAATTTGCAGAAGGCTGAAATAAAGTGTCTGCAGTTTTCTTTAAATCATAAAATGCATTATCAAGATTTTTTAAAAAGCCATACGCGTTGAAAGAATTTTGTAATCCGGAAAGAATTTTATTGTCAAACATTGATTTGGATCCGATAAAAATATTTACCTGATCCATCGGTTGAATTATTCGCTTGCCCAAAAAATAAAATCGAAGCTTTTTGCGAGCATAATTAATCTTGTCATTTTTCTGATTTGTGGCGGTTCTTGCGTTATTATCTATTTGCATTTTGTTGAACATATTAGTTATAATATCGCTAAAAATACTAAGCTCTGAAGATGATGATGCGCGCAATACACTTAACCCCGGAATTGTCCTGTCGCTCGCTGTATTCAGACCCTCGTTTCCAAGTATAATCCCGCCTTTTAATGAGTCATCGCTAACCTGTACGCCTTTTCCAATGCCTATTCCGGCCAAACCTAATGCGGCATCATATGTAAAATTAATTTTTTCACCTACACGATCTACAATTGCAACTATTCTTTCTCCTAATAATGTATCTGCGTTGGTCTTGAATGTAATTTCGCTAACTCCGCGCACCCTTCTTTTATCATTTAATAGTTTTATGTTTCTCGCAATAATATTTTCAGCGCTCTCTTTGCCTAGCTGAAATATTCTGTGATTAAACGTTGGATTTGTTGCATCACTTAAAGCCCGCTCAATATCTGACTCTGTAATAAGCATTAACTGATATGGGTCAGCTATTGATATTGAACACCTACCTCCGCCGCTCACTGCCGTACTTGTACTAACTCTTGTTACATTTGTAAGTTCAATAACCCCAGTGCCTTCACCAAGTTGATTTCTAAATAATGTCTTATCATCTGTAATCCAGGATGTATAAGTTCTATTTGGAGAAAACGCATAAACTTTCCTTATCTTTTCAATTACATCACCAAGCCTTCCAGAGCTAAACTTAAGGCTAGTTGGCTGAAATAATCCACCAAATGAAAATGTAGACGCCTGTAATTCATCTACCAAATTCATTACAATTGGCAACATTTGTGTATCGAACTCGCCAACCGCCGAAGAAACGCGCTCAATTTTACTTAGTTTTTCAAACGCGGATATTTGCTTACACTTGTTTTGAAATAAAATTCGCGATGCTTTATAAAACAGCTTCTCTTCTTGATCCATAAAATCTGGGCGAAAATTTTCAGCAATTGACGAAAACATCTTCTTTTTTATTAGTACGGTGACCTCTGGCTCTTGCATTAATATTTCTAATTGCTTTGGCTGCACATTAAATAGATCTTTTCGTAAGTACCCCTCCTCAAGATATCTTCGCTCTGAACTTTGATCAAATTTCCCAGCAAAATCACCTAACGTACCATATCGGCGAGTATGTCCGTCCTCCAGAATGTCAAGCGTTTTATTCGTATTTTCGCCCAATCCAAATCTATCGGATATTTGATCTGCTAATGCGTCAAAAAACTTTTCGGCCATTTATCTTCTATTTCCGTGTGAACTACCAACGACTGAAGTCGTTGGCTTCTTATAAATAGTATTAGTTTGCTCCGCAAACTCCGATTTTATTTCTGGAAGAAAAGCACATTGTTGATAATATGTTCTTGACTTACCAAATTTTTTATAAAAAGAAATACGTTCTTGCAAAGCAGAATTATACAAAAAATTACAGAAATTGAAGCTCTTTTCAAGAGCTTCAATTTGAGCTTTTGTCGGGCAAATTCTGTATTTGTAAGTTAAATTCATATTGTATAATATATATACCGGTAATTTTAAGACTTTGCGTATTTTCTGTAGAAAAATTCATCCAACGACTAAAGTCGCTGGTTTTCTTTTTAAATTAATTGATAAATTCGCTTTTTTATTTTTATAATATCTTTGTTTTTTAAATTATATTCTTTTCTTTTTTCTCTTAATTTATCTTTATTTTTTTGTCTATAATACCTAGCTCTTGCCAATATCTTGTCTTTATTATTTTGTATATATATTTTACTTTTAATTTTTAATATTTCTTTATTTTTTCACGATATTCTTTGCCCTTTAATTTGTTGTTGGCCTCGCGCTCTTCTTTTGTTTTATTAATTTTTTGATTAATTATTTTGGACCTTTTATCGGCGTATTTTGCTTTTCGAATGTTAAGTATTCTGCTTTTATTATCAGCATAGTATTGTCGATCTCGTATCTTTCCGCATTCTTTACAAAGCATATCATTTTTAATGAATAAATTACTCTGCCCTTCAAATAAACATTTCTTGCATACCTTTATTTTTTCCACAATATTATCTTCCTTTTAGACCGCCATATGACATATTACCAGGTATATCTTTCCAAGAACTATCACTAGATCCACTTGAACTTTTTGGACTGCGATGAAATGGCATGTAATTATTTCGATAGCCTCGCCGCTGAGTTGTAACAAAAGATATGTTATAATCCCATAAAAAATTAGATGCTGATTCAGTATAATTAAGGCTGGCAAAATAGCCTCTATAAATCCAGCCTGAATAATAAAGCTCAACCCCAAATGCATATTGAGCTAATGAAGGTATATTTCTAGGGGCTAAAGCAGAACTTGCATTATCAACTCCAAATAAACCGTTTGATATAGTGCTTCCAATTACCCCTCCAGCCCCTCCAAACGCCCCTCCAATGGCGTTTCCTATTCCACTGACTATTTGCTCTGCCCCTTGAACTGCCGCATTATTAGCCGCCAATGTGAGGCCAACCGAATCAAACGCATATTGCTCAGCCCGATATATTTCATATAATACATTTATTCCTTCAACACCAGAACTCCCGGTTGTCCCCCTAATCTCTAAAGTCGTTAAATTCTCTCCCCAATATTGTAGAGTAAAACCACCCTTTGTCCTGTCCTGTTGTATTAGTTTGCTATTATTATATGTAATAGATGACGGATTAATATACATTTTAACTACGCCAAATTCAGGGACAAACCAATGAATTAAATGCCTTTTTCTTTCGCCAACAGCTAGTGCCGGAATTTTATTATAAGGAAGACCGTTTCCGTCCGCTCCTGGTGTAGGCGATACATTAAATCCGTTTTCCTCAAAATCACGAGAATTGACGGTTTTATTGTTTTGTAACTTATTAACTTGATCATTTAAACTAGTTGAAACATCTTGTAAATCATCTATTAGTGCCATTAAAAGTTTCCGTTGTTATTTTTTTCGTGTGAGCCCCGGACTTGGTGATATTGCCTCTGCCGTTGTTGATTGTGCCACTTGCCCATCAGGATATTTAAGTGTTATATCAATCTTTAAAGGGTCAAGTGCGAGGCGCGTATGACCTCTTGGCCCAGTAATATCTGAATGGTCTCTTGTTGCCGCCTGCGTTGTTTGAGGAGTATGTATTGGGCCAACGTTCCTTGTGGCCAGTCTAGATTGTTCATTTGCAATATTTTGTGGCACATGTCTTCGTTTATATGCGTCTGCATGTATTCTTGATCTTCTTTCTAAATCCGCTTTCTGATCTTCTTGTTTTTGACTTTCTCTAGCAAAATCCTCATCTGATAAAAATGAAGTGGCTTTGCTTGCAATATTTTTAATAGCGTCTGGTATTGTTCCAGCCGTGTTAATAAGGCCTTTTAAAGCGCTTGACACGGATTGTTGAGTCATATCCTCCGATTGCCCTGGTTTCGTTGAGCGCCTAGAAGCCTCAAGGGCGCGGTCCTGGCCAGCCTGTGTACCGGCATTTATTGTTTGTCTAACAGTCTCGGATCCCGGTCCGGTTGCTAATTCCGTGAACGTTCCCCTTATTATAGCATCAGCCGTTATAGCTCCAGAATCTGCAATTTGTTCTAAATATATATTTGCTTGATGGGCAGCCGTAGTTGTTTGCTTCTGCCAATCTGCACCAGTTTTCATATTATTAGCCAAAAGCTCATTTGGCTTAGCTAAATCTTTAACATCTATGCTTTGTCCTTTACTGAGCGCCCCCAATATTCTATATGCCTCCTCTGGGCTTTTCGCAAACTGACCCAATGGCCCATTTTGTAAAATTGCTGTTTGCCTGGTAAATTGTGCTGCCGCAGCAGGGCTTTTAGCTGCCTCTTCCAATGTTACTATTTTACCCATTTGTTGCGTCATTTGCTTACGCACCATGTCAAAAACCTTATCAATTTTACCTTCTTTCATCATTAAGTCAATTTGATATCCACCCATCAACCCGCCTGCGCCGCCAGTCTGTGCTGACAAAAATGCTTTCTGTGCAATATTTAAGCCCCCAATGCTTTTTGTAATATCTCCAATGACACCTAAAGAGGCCTTCCCACTCAAACCAGTATCTTTTAATGACTGCGTTAATTTATTAACTAGATTTGCGGACCCCTCTGATTGATTTCCAACTAACTCAAACGCTCTTGCAGTATTGGTCATATAGCCATGCATTTCATCAAACTCAACATTAAATTTCCCTGAAAGCTCAGTCATTCTTGAAACAAATATAAGGGCTTTATCGCCAGATATATTGTATTCATCAAGAGCAATTTTAATATCACCAGTTACTTCTGAAAAAGATCTTCCTGTGGCTGCAGCAGCCCTTGTTGTTGCGGTAAGTGCGTCTATTTTTACGACAGAGTTTGCGGTTGCGCTTATTTGCTCTTTTAATGCGCCAGGTATTTTACCAAGCTCCATATAATATCCAACCATTTTTTCCCTTGACAGCCCAGTTGCCATAGCGGAGCCACTTATCATTACCATTTGTTCTTGAATAACATTATTTACATTTTCAAACCCGGTGCCGCTTCTTGCTAAAGCCTCTGTTAAGCCTCCACTTGCGCCCATCATTCTAAAATAACTATCTCTTAATTTAACAACATTATCAGCGGATTGTGCAAATGTACCTAATTGACTGCCTACTAATTTCGTTAGATTTTCTACGCTGCCACCAGCACTACCTATTACGTTCTTAATCTTTTCTGCAGGTAAACCAATAGAGCCTAAAATACTACCAGCCGCGCTCGACAAATCGCCAAATGTTTTTTTTCCATTGCTAACAGATTTCCACATAGTTTCTAATTGTGATGTGAATGATTCGGAATTAATTGCGGTTAGACTGCTAAATGCACTTGATGCCACCCTAACTTGTGAAGAAAATAATGAAAATGCTTCAGCTTGTTTTTTAGTTATTTCTGTAGCAAGCGATCCATCAGAAGATGACGAAAGTAAAGCTTTACCATAATCAATAAGCTCCTCTGTAGTAGCACTAACGACGTGACCAGCTCTCTCAATAGCTTCTGTTACGGCTTTAACAATATCTTTATGTTTACCCAAACTATCTGATGCCTGCTGTGTTTGCTCCGACGTTAAAGATACTGGTATTGGCGGTTCAGTGGGCATTTATTAACCTTTTAATTTCCTATATTTTCTTTTTTTCGAAGGAGCTTGGTTATTTTCCCTGTCTTTCACAACCATGTCCGTTGACTTTTCAAAATCTTCATCACTAGATATTGCTACATTTCCAGAAGTTCCCATTAAATCTTGAACTGCTTTAGGGTCCCAAAAAGACCCTAATAAGTATGCGTGATTTTTAGCTAATTCCGACTTATCATTATAATCTTCGAGCCAGTTTTCATACATCCACAGTTTCATTATCGGATCCAAATGCTCTATTATATCGGCATCTGGAGTGGTTCTGAAGTGTTTACACAGATACCACAGAAACCTATGATCAGGCTCGTTTATTATTTTTTTAAGTCGTCAATCACTTCCTTGGCATCAACATCATTTTTAATAGAATATCTTTTGTCAGCACTATTGGCAAGTTGCGAGTACTCCGAAAACAATCTTACTAATAATGATTCGTCTTGTTCATCCAAAAACTCAAACATAGCATATAAAGAAGAATCGCCTAAAAATAAAGTTGCGTCCGCCCCGGCTATTTCATATAATGATCTTGCTAATAATTGCTTTCGTATCTCAAATGGCGATTCGACTGTTCCATCAAACTTAGATGCTTCTAATAATGCCTCTCTCATCTCTTTTGTTTTCAGTGTACGTAAAGAGAATATATTGCCTTCTATGTCCACGCTCTTTGTTGATCGCATAATTCCACATAATGCTTCAACCCTTCGTTTTGCCCCGTCGTTTAATCTGGTTTTTCCGGTGGCCTTTGCAATACGAGCTTCTTTTACCGCTCTCTCAGTCGTAGAAAGATCATTTTGATTATTAACTTGTTTATTTTGATGTTTATACATTTGATTAATTGTATTTTCATCTAATGGCGGTAAACCTCTTTCGGCCATTCGACGATTTAATGCATCAATTTCATCTGATGGCATTTCTTGACTTTCATCTGACACATCAAATTGCATCATCTGATTCCCATCAAAAGATTTGTTAGTTAAATCACTCTTAATTGTTGGCATTTAATTCTCCGTTAATTATATGGTCTCAATTAAATATATATCGATAGAATATTGAACGTCGATATAAGTTTGAATATGATATCCGAAGAAATTGAATTAAAAATAATTAACTTGCGATTGAGCGGATTGTCGATTGGTGATATTGCAAAAATAGTTGGATGCGGACAAACTACAGCCAATAGATATGTCATGTCTAATGGATTTAAAGACCTTAAAGTGAAATTAACGAACGAAATTATATGTAAAATATTAAAATTGCACGAAAACGGAATGTGCGTGATGGAAATTGCAAATAAACTAGGCGTAAGCAAATTCACGATTTACAAAGTTTACAAAAAAAATAATATTAAAAAAATAGGAAAAAAATACCAATCAGGGTTAACGCCGGAACAGGCTGGCGAAATACTTAGGCTAACAAATCTAGGCTTCAATAGATTAAAAGTATCAAAAATACTTAACCTGGCTGAATCGAAAATTAGATGGTTTAGAAAATGTGAAAATATTAAAAACCCTCATTTTGTCGCCCCGTCAAATCAAGAAACTATTGATGAAATAATTAAATATAAATTATTGGGATTAAAATCTATAGAAATAGCAAAACTAACTGGTTTGCACAAATGTACTGTAAACAGAATTTGTAGAAAAAATATACCAAAACAAAATCAGTCAATCCAAGAAGTAGAAAATAGCAATCAATTAAAAAAAATACGCAAAAACTTTTCAAATACAATTCATCGAGCACTTAAGAAGAATGGAAATAAAAACAAATATCATTCCATATCAGGTTACTTGCCATACAATGTGAAAAAGTTAAAAAGACATATTGAAAAACAATTTGAGCCATGGATGAATTGGGACAATTGGGGAGCTTATCGATTACAATTTTGGAATGATAATGATCAATCAACATGGGTTTGGCAAATTGATCATATAATTCCGGCATCTGAATTCAAATATAAATCAATGTCAGATGATGAATTCACAAAATGCTGGGCACTTGAAAATCTCAGGCCGTTAAATGCAAAACAAAATATAATTGATGGTGCACGAAAATTACGCCACAAATTAAAGATTGATTTAGTACGGTAGAAAACTCTTCAATATACCAGGTGCATCCATGGCTCCACGACGGCCGCCAGTATCTGAAGATCGTTCAATTGGGTCGTTAGCAAGAATTATGCCTCGCTCACCACCGGTTGCAGCATTACCATTCGACAATGTAGTATAAATGGTTTCAGCTTCCCAGCCCATTTGGTCAGTAATAATCCAGTCACTAGCCCTATGCCCATACTCAATGTTATTAATCCAAACATTTTTAATGGTGGTAATTAATGACGAGTTACCATCACCATTCCAATTGTCTATTATAACAATATCAAATGGAACTCGTTGAGACGACACGTGCACGAAACCACGACTAAATGCCTCCGCAATCCTCATTCTATCAAATCGGACTCTTACGCATCTTCCAGAAATATTTGTTGAGCTTTTTGGGGTAGAATCAATGTGACCATCCGTGCCAACTTCATCAACCTGTGAAATTGGCCTAGCTTCAGTCACAGATAATTCTTGAACTGCGCCAACTGTATTTGGGCCAACCTTAATTACTATGTTTGTCGACAAACCGGTACTAGTTTTATTTAGATTGCCTTGTGTACCTAATAATGTTGACTGTGTGTTTGGACTAATTCCTATGGCCATTGATTCTGCTCCGTGATATGGGGACTTCAAACTTATGATATTTTATGCAGGATTTTAATGCAATATTATAAATGTTTTAGCAAAAATATTATTCTTTTAACTAAATGAACTGATTATGCTTAATTGTTGTAAACTATGAAATGTTGCCGTTATATATATTATTTTTAATATGCCTTGTTCTTCTAACTCCGTCCACTAAATTTTGTTTGGCAGAGTATGGCCGAAGATTTTCAAGAGCCCAACATTTCTTGAAATTGTCATCCTCCATAGAAAGATATGGAAGATCTGATTGTGGAATTATATGATCAATTTGCCATTTCCAGGTTGATTGGTCATTATCGTTCCAATCATCTGCCTTATATCTGCCATAATTAATCCAATTCATCCATGGCTCGAATTGTTTTTCAAGATGCAGCTTTAAATCTGAAATTGAATAACTCAAATAATTTAAGCATGATTTATTATTTTTCTTTGATTTAAGCCGAACCCAAATTGAATGTGAAATACTGCTTTTTATTACATAACATGGGTTATTTTCGCGCAATTTCTTGGCCCTGCGCTTTAGTCGCTCGTTATCTATATTTTTTTTACAATCAGAGCAATCGCCCTCAAACCCAATTCTATCTCCCCTTACTCTTTTTCTAAACATATCAATAGGCTTAATTGTTTGACATAGTTTGCATTTTCTTTCGGTAGACTTGTAGATATACCCAGGCATTCTTTTATTAAAACTATCTAATCCTAATTGCTGATACGCCCTCTGAATTGTACTTCTATTAACGCCAATAACTTTTGCTATTTGCCTAGATCCAATATTTTCATTATATAATTCAAGTATTTTGCCGAGTTGTTCTTTCGACAAAAATGTTTTTATTTTTGATATCTGTTTTGGAACAATATTTTCCAATGCCCAATATTTTTTAATTTCATGTTCTTCTGCAGAAACCAATGTATTTATATGTGCAATTTTCCATGACAAATCTAATCGTTCGGAATTTGCATGATATCGACTTTTTCTTTTCCCGGTTCTTATATTATTAAAATTCATCCACTCACTGAATTGAGCTTCCAAATGTTCCTTTAATTCTTGCATTGTATATGACAAAAAGTTTATACTTTTTTGTTGCGCAGTTGATATATGTTTTCCCGTTAAATTATTAAAAATGGCATCTGGCAAATTTTCCATTGCAATTAGTGAAACGTCTCTTTCCGCTCTTTTTTTAATGTAATTTTTATTATAATAATTTTTGCGATACGCCAATCTAGCTTTTTTATTTTTTATATAATATATTTTTTGTCTTTTATTTCGTTTTTCTTTATATTGTGCCGATGGTAATTCACCTAATTCAACGGCGTTATATCTGTCTAATTTTCTGCATTTTTTACAAATAGATCTTAAGCCATTTTTAGCTAATTTTCTTATGCCAAAGGCTGATGTTGGTGGATTATCCTTGCATCTGCAGCAATTTTTAATTTGCATTAATAAATAAAGGCGCGGATCGTTAATTATCCGAGCCTCTATTATATATCGAACGATTTAATTTACGATCTCCGATAGCAGAAAGCCAACGACTTTAGTCGTTGGATGAATGCGCCAGCATTTATCAATTAATTTAAGAAAAACCAGCGACTTTAGTCGTTGGATGAATTTTT